GAATCAGGGGCCGCCGGCGGCCCCTCGGAACGGCCTTGCAACATGTAACCGGCGCCGGTTACTAGGAACGGCTTTGCAACATGAAACCGCCGGCGGTTACTCGGAACGCGCCCGAATGAATCACGCATGGGCCGCGCCGTTGCCCCTGCCCTGGTTCTGATGCGTGCCCGGCGCGGGCAAGCCGTCAGGCGGGCGCGGGCCTGGCTTCGGCCCCATCGACGGCAGCCCGGTTGCGTCCGCCGGCCAGCTCGGCGCACCGGTCGGCCGCAGCACATCGCCGCCTTCGATCTCCGGCCAGCCCAGCGCCGTCCGCCCATCGTTCGGCGTGATCACGCCGCTCTGCACCAGCGCCACGATCGCGCTCACCGACGACGCAAACGAACCACGCGCCAGCCCATCTGCGTCGATCACAAGGTGTTGCCCTGAAGGCAACACCGAATGGTCGAATTCGTCCGTAATCAGCGTGATCAGGGGCTGCAAGGCAAATTGCGTCAGCAACACGCTGAACGTCGCCATATCGGCGGGCGTGCTGTTCTCGGGCAACTGGATCAGCGGCGCGGGCACGCAAAACAGCCGCGCGATTTCCTCGACCGAAAACCGCCTGCTGGCGAGAAATTCCGCGTCTACGCTGTTGAGCGAGGTCGGTTCGAACTTCCAGCCCCCCTCCAGGAGCGGCACTCGGCCAGCGTTGACCGAACTGGCATACTCCGAGACCCACTCATTTTTCCGATTGCGCTGCTCGGGTGTCAGGTAACTCGGCGCGGTCAACACGCCGGACGGCCGCATGCCGTTGCGCCACAACCCGGATGCGGTCGCCGCAATCTCGATGCCCTCGGCGACCGCGCCCGCCGCTCTCGAAAGCACGCTGCGTCCGATCAGCCCGCTATCGCTTCGCGCGCGGATGTGCAGCACCTCGTCGGAGAGCAGCCGGGTGCCGCTCAAGCCCCAGGCGTCGCTTTCCGGCGTCCGCATCGTCACGTCGAAAATCAGCTTCGGGCCAGCAACGACGGCGGGCATGACCCACGCCCACGCGATCGGCGTCAGGCCCGTCACCGCGCCGCGCTGATCAAGATCGATCCTCGACAGTGAATTCCCGCGCAGCAGGATCGAAGCGACGTTCCACGCCATCCAGGCGGGCCACGACTGCCACTCGTTCGGCCTCCGCAGGATGCGCCACGCCGCCGCGCTCGCAGGTGCGTCGGTCGTGCCGTTCGGCGTGTCCACCACCAAGCTCGCGGGCAACGAGGCGATCGCGCCCGAAATCAATTCGACGCAACTGCACACCGCGCTCAAGCTCTCCGCTGCGGGCACCGACACGGGGCCGCCGAGGCCGCCGAGATAACCGACGCCCCAGCCGCCCGAACTGAGCGTGTAGCGCTCCTCGGGCTTGCGGCGCCCGAACGGCCAGCGCCAGCGCATCGTCAGATCACCAGGACCAAGGCGCGCCGCAGCCGCAGCACGTCACCATGCGCCGCGGCTCGGCTGCGCAGCGCGATCGTCGTCGCGTCGCCGTAGGCGGCCCGCGATCCGCGCAGGATGCTTACCTCGTGCAGCGTCGCCGCTTCGATGCGCCGCGTTTTCGCATCCGGCCACGATTGCGCGTCTACCACGAAGCCGACGCTGACGCCCGACAGATCGCCGCGCCGTGCCAGTTCTTGAATGTCGGAGCCGAGCGAGGTTTGCGGTAGATCGACCTCGTATTGCAGGCCGCTCGCGGTCTCCGACAGGCGAAGCGTGCCCGATCGCAGGCGACCGAGGAGCATCTCGGGCTGATGATCGGCGAGCGCGGCCACATCATCGCGCCGTGCCAGCGTCGCGCTGAATGAGCCCGGCGCGAAGCTTTCGGAAAACAGCCCGGCAATATCGGCGGATTTTCCGAACGGAACGGCCACGCCATGCAGCACGCGGCCAGCCGTGCGGACTTCGCCAAGGGTGCGGCGCTCTAGTTCCATGTTATGGCGCGATAACGTCCGTGATGGCAGCCAGGGCCGCTACATGTCTGATCCCGAGGTCGATTGTGCACATGGCGCGGACAAGGATTGCGCCCTGAGCGTAGGCCGTGCTGTCCAGCGGGTTTGCCAGGATGTCTAACATACTCCACGCGGCGATGTAGACTGCCGAGATGTCGCCGAAAATGATCGCCGACAGGTTGGTGCCCGCGCCGTGCGACAGGTTGCCCGGCACGTTCTGCGATACGAACAGCGGATAGCCGAGCAGCTGGTCGGGCACGGTCAGGATGAAATTGCTGCTCGTGTCGGCCGTGCTCTTCAGCGTCGTGCGCAGCGATTTCGCAACCTTGCTGTTGGTTAGGAACGCTAACCGCCCAGCCAGCGCGTTGCTTGTGTCCACCGAGCCGATCAGCGCTTGCAGATTGGCGAAGGTCGCCGCCGCTCCATCGGTGCCGCCGGGCACGATCGGCAGGCCAGCGGTCTTCAATATGCCGGTCGGCTGTGGCGGGCCGCTGCCGTTGATCGCGGCCACATCGATCGCGGTGGCGATCAGCGCCGCCAGATCGCTCTCGATGAGCATTTCGATGTCGGGCGAGGACTGCTGCAGAATCTGCCTGCTGATGCCGACGATTCCGCCCGCATGTTTCGGAGAGAAAACGAGTTGATCGAAATTCGGATTGCTGGGCGTCAGGCCGGTTCCGTCCGCGACCCATCCGACGCTCGCGCTGGCGGTCAATCGAGGGATCGCCAGATTGCCAGTTAGGCCCGCCATAACGGTCGCGCCCGCCTGCATCACGATCGACTTGCTGCGCAGAATGTCGATGGTCGCCGGCGAGACATCCGTTTGAATCAAGTTCGAGCCGCCGCCGGTCGAGAGACCGAGGTTGCGCTTTTCGACTTGCCGCCACGGCCAATAGAGCCCGGCGGGCGATCGTCCCGAGCGCTTCGCAAGCTCGGCGGAAACCTCTTTCGCCCTGCCCGCCGCCGTCGATGTGTCGCCGAGTTGGGTGCGGATCACATCGACCGCGCTCACCCGCGAGCATAGCTGGTCGAAGCGCGCATCCCCGCTGCCGCCATCGCCGGTGAGCGGAGTCGCGGTCGCCCTGCGGTCCATCTCGTCCAAGACCAGTTGCCGCTTTTCCGCCGCGTTCAGGCGCTCGGCCTCTTGCTCCAACTCGGTCGATCGCTGCACCGCTTCGGGCGGCAGGTTTCCGTCACTGTGCTTTTCGACCAGCGCCCGCAGTTCCTCGCGGATCTGCTCGCGCCGTTGCAGGATTTGCCGGATATGCATTTTGAATTTTCCCTAGTTGAGGCGTGGCAGTGAAGCGCGGACTTCGGCGCAGCGCAGCGCCAGATCGGTCAGCATTCGTTCGACCGGCAGCAACAGCACGGGACCGGCCAGCCGGGCGGCGTCAACGTCATCCGTCGTCCACGTCCAGCGTGCGCTGCCCGTCCATTTCACCGCCATGCAGCGCGATCCGCCGGCGCGCGCTTCCGCAACCGCCTTGTCGGCAATCGGCACCGCGTCGGCGGCGTCGAGGAAGTGCAGTGCGGTCAGCACCCGGAGACCGAGGACCTGCCGCAAGGACAGGCCCGCATCGCCCGGCGCCAGTGCGGGCAGTGCGGCGGTCAGCCTCTCGACAACCTCCGTCGTCGTGTTGATCGCGATCGCTGCTTCGGCCAGGGTCAGGCCGCTAGACATGGACCGGCGCCTCCGCTCGCTTGTTGGCGCGTTCAAGCTGCTCGGTGCGCAGAATCAGATCGGCCCACATGCTGGCGATCGGCAGCACGAGATGCGCGCGGCGCAGCGGATTGTAGCTGTCGTCACCATCCAGCCGCGGCGGCGGTTTGTAGAAGCCCGGGCCGACCAGATCGACGAAGTTCGCGACCAGCTCGCCGGCTTCGTTCCACCCGACGACCAAGTTCATCACGGGGCGGCCCTGACTGGCGTCCCCCGTGCCGTGCTTCCGCACCTTCTCGACCACGATCTCGGCAATCTCGGCGGCCTCGGACGCCTTGAACGCGGCCCGCACGCAAAGATCGTGCATCACCTCCAACCGCAAAATGTCCATCAACGTCAGCAGCACCCGGCCGCCCGCCGTCCTCATCCCCACGTTCAGGGTGCCCCGGGCCATCCAATTGCGGATCGAAATCTCGGGCACGCGCGCCAGCACCGCCGCGTCCGCAACGGTGTATTCCAGGCTTTGCGGGATGATCGGCCGATCGCCCGACGAAGTGTCGTTTGTCACGCGACAAAGATGCACGGAATCGGGCCCGCCCGCAAGGGGGAAACTGCCCCGTCAGCCCTTCGGCGCGCGGTCCCCCTGTTTTTCGGGCTCTCCTTGGCACCAATTTTGCGGCCGGCGAAATCATGC